AGGAGAGAAAACAAGGCCCAGCGCAAACACCAACTATTCCTATGATTCCGGTATTGCCCCGACTCTTCTGGAAAGCTACCTGCAGAGGAGAGCCCTGAAGAACGTGGAGCCCACCCTGGGCTACCTGACCGACGCCCAGATGATCGAGCAGCCGAAGAACAACGGCAAGCATGTGACCTTCTTCCGTTACACCGAGCTGCCCGCCGTGACGAAGCCCCTGTATGAAGGCATTACCCCGGACGGCCAGAAGCTGACCGAGACCGCCTTCTCCGTCATGACGAAGAACTACGGCGGCTACATGGCCTACACCGATGAAATCGACCTGTGGCATGTGGACAGCAAGACCCAGGCCATGTCTGACCGGCTGAACCGGCAGGCGGCCCTGTCCATCGACACCGTGGGCCGCGACGCCATCTGCGCGGGCCTGAACGTGATGTTCCCCGGCGAGGTGACCAAGCGGGCCTCGCTGACCAACAGCAACATCATCACCTACGCCCTGATCAAGAAGGCCGTAAGGAACCTGAAAAAGAAGGGTGCCCAGCCTTTCGCCGACGGTTTCTTTCACGCCAAGATCGACCATGACACCTACTACGACCTGACCCAGGACACCCACTGGAACGACGTCGCCAAGTACCAGAGCGACACCCGCGTACAGCGGTACGAGCTGGGCACCATCTACAAGGTCAAATTCTTTGAGGTGGACAACGGCAAGACCTTCACCGACGAGACCTACCTGTACGGCACCACCGGCAGCCTGCTGGCCCCCAACGCCTCCGGCGTGTGGAACCAGACCGACCGGACCCTGACCGTCTCCGCAACCATCGACACGGACATCGCCCGTGAGCTGACCGGCAAGATGGTCTATGTGGCCTACACCGACAGCACCACCCGCGACACCAAGACGCTGATGTGCATCGAGAAGGTCACGCCCCTGACCAGCACCGCCATCGTGAAGTTCCGCTGGGCCCCCACCACCTCCGTGACGGACAACTGGACCTACGCCAAGGACGTCGGCATCCTGCCCTCCGGCGGCGGCAACAGCATTGACGTGCATGCCACCATCATCTACGGACAGGACGCTTTCGGCATGGTCAAGCTGGGCGGCAAGGGCAAGCCGAACATCCAGATCATCGTGAAGCCCCTGGGTTCCTCTGGTTCGGACGATCCGCTTAACATTGGGCGCGTCGCGTAGCAATACGCGAATGAAACGTGGTGAACCGGTACATGCCGGGTGTGGCAGAAATGCTGCTAACGGGGAAAGCTGAAGCCGAAAAGGTATGCTGATCCCGTGCCAAGCCTCGAAAGAGGAAGGTGTAACGACTATCCGCAAGGAGTAGCCTGCAGGTGAAACTCCTGCTTGCGAAGTGCCACGCATCCCACCGGGATGAAGATATAGTCTACTCCCCTGAAAAATATCGGGAAACCGAGGGTAGAAAGACAATCAGAGAGGAACCATCGCGTGGAAGGTTCCCTTCTTCTGCGCGGCTGTGCTGCAGGACGACTTCATCGTCCGCATTGAGCACGGCGTATCCCAGTAAACCCCTTAACCTGCGGGGGCTGTCCTGACATCCGGGACGGCCCCCTTCTTTTCTAAGGAGGAAGCAACATGTCTGAAGAATCCACGCCGACCCGTCAGGAGACGGTGGAGGCGAACATCGAGGCCGTGATCGCCAAGTATGGCGAGGAAGCATGGCCCCAGATCTTTTCGGTTTGTCTGCAGGACATTTCCGTATCCCTGGCCCTGCTGGTGGATGCGGGAAGCACAGAATCTACTTAATTAAGGAGGAAGCACTATGCCTGCCAGAAAGAATGAGGACGGAATCGAGAACGTCATTGACCCGATGACCATTGTAACCAAGGAAAAGAAGGCCGGGTATACCGGACCGTATGTGGACGTGTTCCTGCCCGCGCTGGAAGAGCCGGGGAACGGCCTGAAGGTCGATCAGTACGAGCATGTGACCATTGCCAACGAGAAGGAAGAAACCTGCTACAAGGTGCTGCGCGGGGAGCGGGTCTCCGTCCCGGTGCCCGTGTTCATCGCGCTGAAGGAGCGTTATCCCAAGATTTGAGGTGATTGCCATGACCCTGTCGGAGATCCGGGCCCAGATCATGTTCCAGACGAACAACGACGCGGACGATCTGGGGGACTTTACCCCGCATATCGATGACTACATCAACGACGGCTATGACCGCATTGCTTCCGTGTGGGACAACCAGCATGTGCCGAGCGCGGAGTACCCGCGCCTGAACGAGGGCATCGACGTGCCGAACCTGCCGGAATGGACGCACCGGTACCTCTGCGACTGGGCGACATGGCTGATCTACCGGAACGGCAACCCGCAGAAGCAGAACCGGGGCATGGCCTTCCGGGAGAGCTTCATGGAGCTGCTGTCCAAGCTGAGCGACATGGGCGGGAAGAACGGACTGAACGAGGACGGCACGAACCGGCAGTACCGGAACTTCATCAATATTCCGGTGTGAGGTGATGAACGATGGCTCAATTCACACTGCATGCCTATGACGCGGACGTCTGGGTGACGGACTTCCTCGGCGTGAACCAGGCGGACGACAGCATGAGTTCCGACCTGCGGTACGCGGACGAGGAGGAGAACCTCGAAACCATCCGGGGAACCCTCCAGCCCGCCGCCGCCATCGAGTATTTCCCGGAGGAGTTTCCGGAGGAGCGCATCGAGACCCTCGCCTGGTTCTACCGGAGATGGTACGACAAGGGCGGGAGCAAGGGATGGATGATCGCGGCGGCAGGCGGGAAGCTGTATTACAAGCAGACGGGAACCCGCGTGAACTGGCAGCCGATTCCGTGCCCCACGGGCGTGACCGCCTTCCAGAGCAACGTCTGGAGCTGGGTGACCTACGAGATTACCCCGGCGAACGCGGAACATCCGGTGGACGTGATGCTTCTGAGCAACCCCAAGGACGGCATGATCATGGTCCTGCCCCCGGACGGGCCGAACTTCTGGAGCTACGCGAAGCTGCAGGACTGGGGCGACCCGGACGTGACCGGGAAGACCTGGGGAAGCCGCCTGTCCGCGTCCTGGCAGATCCAGGCCGTGGAGACCCCGGACGACGTGTGCTTCGGCGTGATCGAACGCTTTGAGGACCGGATCTGGGGCGGCGCGATTCCGGGGGAGCCGGACAAGCTGATCTATTCCAAGCCCTACGACCCGACGGACTTCGACATCGACGCGGAACACCCGGAGGACGGCGGCGGCGAGATCCTGCAGCCGAGCTGGGACGGAAGGTCCTTTACGGCATTGAAGGCGTTCGGCGACCAGCTGCTGGCCTTCAAGGAGAACCGGGTGTGGCGGATTCTGGGGACGGACCCCGGGAATTTTGAATTTAAGGAACAGTACGGCGGCGGGGCTCCGTACCCCAACACCATCGCGGTGGACGTGGAGAAGGTTTTCCTCGCGGACGAGGCCGGGACGATGGTGTACGACGGCATGAGCGTAACCCCCTACGCGAGGGAGCAGGTCCGGAGGATCTGGCACAGCGTGAACCGGGCCGCCATCGACCAGATGTGCGCGGTGCTGCACGAGCGGAGGTATTACCTCGCGGTTCCCACCGGGAGCAGCGCGGTGAACAACGCCCTGCTGGTTTACGATCAGGAACAGGGGACGATCCTGTACCACACCGGGGTTTACATCGAGAGCTTCCTGTCCACGCCAGACGGGCTGTACGCGACCACCTCCACCACGCCGGGAAAGGTGATGCAGATCTTCACCGACTCCTGGACGCGGGGAGCGGCGGACGGAAGGGCGACGAAGTGGGTCACCCCGTGGATTGATTTCGGAAGGAAGAACATCGTCAAGGGCGGGTTCGAGCTGTACCTGACCCCGGAGGTTCAGGACAGACCGGTCACGCTGACCTTCACCGTACAGACGGAAAAGAAGAGCAAGACGAAGCAGTACACGGTCCAGCCGCTGACCGAGGGAGCCATCGACGCCGGAGCGAGGCACCGGAACAAGCGGATCCATTTCGGAGGTTCCGGGCGGCGGTTCCGGGTGATCCTGCAGACGGACGAGGGCGTGACCGCGCCGTGGCGGCTGATCGGCGGACTTCACCTGGTGGTGGAGACGGACCCGGACTGATGAGGTGAAGCATGGGAAAAGACAGGCCTCCGCAGCGCATTCCGCTGCGCGTCCCGGAGAACTGGAAGGGCCAGGACCGGGCAATGATCGTACAGCTGGAACGGGTGCTGGATGACGTATACAGGCGTCTCGGCTCTCTGGACAAGCGAGTACAGACCCTGGAAGGAGATGACGAAGATGTCGGAACCGGAACGTGATACTACAACGAACTACCATTTGATCAAACCGAAATACGAAGAACCGGAAGATGTCGCAGATATCAACAATAATATGGACACCATTGACACGACGCTGAAGGCCCATGCCGACATCCTCGCGAAGGTGCCCATCAACCGGGGCGGGACCAACGCCACGACGGCGTCTGCGGCCCGGACGAACCTGGGCCTGGGCGACCTCGCCACGCTGAGTACGGCCACGGTGGCGAAGGGTGGCACGGGAGCCACCACGGCGGCTGGGGCCCTGACCAACCTCGGCGCGGCGGCGGATTCCGCTGTGGTGCATAATACCGGGGACGAGAACATCGGAGGGAACAAGACCTTCACGAAGGACCTCACGATCAAGCACGGATCCAGCCAGTACAAATACCTGAAGGTGCAGAACAGCGCGGGTTCCGGCGGGAGCATCCGGCTCGACACCGGGAACGCCACGAACCTGACGAAGAGCCAGTGGACCTTCTACGAGGAATCCCCGCAGAGCACGGCGACCACCACCGGCACCGGGTACTCGGAGGGGTACAGCCTTCCGAGCGTGACCAGCGGACTGAGCGCAAGCGCAAGCTACAGCATCCTCACCACCAAGAACGCGGTTTCCGTGGCCCAGGGCGGCACCGGAGCGACGAGCGCGGCGGGAGCGAGAACGAATCTCGGCCTCGGTTCTCTTGCGACGCTGGACACCGTCCCGATTGCCAACGGA